ACAACGGAACTCCACGACTCGACGGGCTCGGCCACAAAGTAGTACTCGGAGGTGGGTAGGACTTGGCGCAAACGCTCGACCAGCGTGCTCTTCCCAGAGCCGATGTTTCCCTCGATTGATATGACATGCGTCATTGCGGGGTTCTGTCTGGATTGTGTTAAACAGTAGCGGCGTGTCTTTATTACATTTGTTTGGGATCAAAAAAAATATTGAGTACGTGAAAGATGCACCTCATGTCCGGTACAGAAGATTTCGCAGAGCAAGAGACGGTCGTCGACGAAACGCCTCCAGAAACCGACATGTGGAGCAGCGTCGGCACTACACTGTTGGCTCAGACTATAATGTTGTCTGTTCTGGGCATAATTGGCCTGTTGGGATACAATGTCAAATACACCAAGATCACACAGGGTCTGAGTACAAGGGTTCTGTCGTCCTTTGCTAGCTGGTGGAGGTCTCTCAAGCCGTACGCGGGTTCTGCCGTACTTGCCTGTATCGCGGCTTTCTCGCAGCTCTGGGCTTCCAAAGACACAGCCCACTCTGTGGGTGTTATTTCCAATCTCGTAATAAGTATCTGTGTCGCTTTGTTATATGGTCTATGGGCTACTCGGTATATCAGGACCGGAACGCTCAACATAGGAATGTTTACCCTGCTCACGTTGGCTCTGTTGGGTGGCGCGGCCACGTGGGTGTTTCTCTCACTCGAGTTGGGCAAGGACAGTACCCAGAACGAAGCCAAGAAGAAGCAGTGGCTTGACACAACCATCGCAGCTGTCTCTACAGCTTTGGCAGTGGTGGTGCTTATGCAGTGCATAACATGGCTTTACCCCCTCACCGTGATAAACGAGAACAACTTTCTAGCCTCTCTAAGCGCGTAAGCACACCGCGGCGACCAGAACCACCAGCACAGCGCCGAGCAGCTTCCAGAAGCAGATGTCGGGATACACCACAACGGCGCTCTTGAGCTTGAACCCACTGAGCGGAATGGTGCAGCCCGTTTGGCTGCCTTTCTTGCACTTGGCCCGGTAGGCTTCGTACTTCCTGCGCACTGCCCCGAAAGCCTTGCCCTTGGTGCCCAGCTTGGCGTTAACCTTGTTGTGAATGTCCCAGAGCCAATGCGTGAGGGCGTCCCGACTGGCGAGCACGTCGGTAGTCATGGGCAGCTCCTTGATGTATTGGTTGTACGAGTTCCTGCAAAACTTACAGGGCAGCACGTGTCCCATGTTCGCGAAGACGGTGCGGTATCTCTCCGCCGTTGTCCCGGGCACCAGTTCGTTGGCTATGTCAAAATCGTTTGGGTTCACTGGGTATCCCGCAGCCACGACGTGGAGGAAAAACCACCCCGGTGGCCCCCAGACCTTAGTCATCATGCCGTTGCCCGCGTCTGTAGCCATTTGTTTGTAGGTAACATTTTTAAAATTGATAATCTTCCAGCATCTTCGATCGAAGATACTCGAAAGGTCAAACTTTCAGTTTAATCGGTAGCCTTGGCTGCCTTGGATGGCTTAGCTGCCTCGGCCTTGGGCTCCTTCGCAGGAGGTTTCTTCTTTTTCACTTTCTTCACCCGAATGCCGCTTTTGTTCTTCTTGGGCGCTGCCGCTGCCGTTTGGTCTTTGAAATCCTCGGCCAGGTACTTTTTGTTGTAGTTCCAGATGTCGGGATGCCCGATGCGAAACTTCCTGTCGGGTTTGGCGGCGTACCAGAACACACAATCCTCGATTTTGTTCGACCTGGCGGTGTTGTCCAGCACCAGGCAGTCGTAGCCCTCGGTGCACGAGTTCAGCACCTCCCGGAAGGCGTCGAACGTGGGGAAGAGGCCAAAGAAGTTCTTGTACAGCTTCTCTTGGTTTTGGATGATGTTCTCACGCAGGACAAAGATGTAGTCCAAGTTTGCCCGCAGGTCGGGCGGAAGGTCCATGCAATACTGGGTCGTAAGCAGAAACAGCGTTTTCCAGTGGCGACCGTTCATGAACATGCCCCGGACGTTCTTGTCGCGAATCATCTTCTTGTCATACATGCAATCGTCCAGGAGCACGAAAACGTCCAGGTTCTCCTTGGATTCCCTTAGCGCCTTCTTTTGGCGGTTGATGACGCCCTCGAGTAGGCTAGACTGGTACTCGCTGTGGATGAACACCTCGGGGACGTGCTGCTGGTAGAAATGGTTCCCTTCCTCCGTTGCGCTGATCACCAGGCCCATTGGTATTTTCCGACAGTAGTAAAGGATATCGGCGACGAGGGTGCTCTTCCCGCTTCCTCTCTTGCCTATGAAAATGCAGGTCGGGGGACCTTTCGTTTTGCGCCTCTCCTCTATACTACGCGGGTTGAATTTGGTAATATGCAAATCCATCTTGTTGTTGTGTATTCTTATTATTCTGACGAACAAACGATTTACACTATAGGGTCCACAGCGGGGGACGACGGCGCCCAGAACGGCTCGCGTAGCAGGTCGTCCTGCTGACCTCCGAAGTGCAAGACACCGTCCTTACCTCCCTTCTGAATGTAAACCGCCCCAATGGCTCCGCACACCAGCCCCAGCAGCGGCCCTTTGTTCGCTGTGGCAAACTCCCCCAGAGACATCTGGCTTGAGGTCTCCTTGTAGCTCTTGGCCAGGACGAGCAGGAAATAGACACACGCGGCGCATATTAACACGACTGGTAGCTGTAGTTCCATGTTTGATTAAGAGTGCGGAAGGTTAATAATCAGCTTCACTAGCCGCATTTCCACCTTCCTCAGTCGCCGGCGCCGGCTGGGCATCTATAGCAGGCGGCTGGGCGACGGGTGGCGACACCGGCTGCGGCTGCGCGACCACCGGTGCCTCGAGTCCAGGACTCGGCGGGAATACAGATGAGGTCTCCGGCGGAGGGGGGAGCACCGGCCCCTCGTCGGACGCTCCAAAATCACTCCTGTTCATACTGGTCGAGATCTTCTTCACCTGGGCCTCCGACTCGTCCTCCGAATCGTCAGAGTCCGAGTCGCTCACCACCAACTGCCCAGAGGGGGGCTCGTTGTCATCGGCAATGTCGCCCTCATCGCCCACCGAGGCATCCTCGGAAACGTCAGAACCCGAGTCGGACAGGGCGTCGTCGTCCACGGCTTTCGAAGCGCCTCCACCCTGGGGCGTGTCGTTGTCCATGGTCAGGAATTTCTTCAGAATTTCGCCACGGGGGAAGCACTTGTCAAGGGTGTAGTGGCACGCTTCTTCTATGATGAGGCCTGCGACCTTGCGGTTCTCTCGCATGTCTCGCTGCGACAGTCGGTGGTCGAACAGATGTGGGTCCTCATAGATCTTCTCCGCGCCCTTGATGATGAGCTTGTGCACGAAATCGCCCTTCGTGGGCAGTTGGAGGGTGATGTCGTCGTCAGCCATGGTGCTCCCGAACCGTACCGACCCCCACAGCTGTGCGTTGACCATGAAAACGGCCTCCAGTACCTCCATGAGATCGGGGATTTCGGAAATGATAAGATCCACTCGCTTCTGAATTTCGAGTGAATTCCAGAGCGGCGTGGCCTTGAGGGCGCGTTGGAACTCAGCCAAGCGTTCGTGGGGGCGGATGTCTTTCTTCAGGAGAACCTCGTCGTAGAGGTCTTGGTAAACCTTCATCAAAAGGGGGTTCAAAAGTCCGATGAGCGTGCGCGTGCATCGCTCTTCTATGGTGGCAAGGCGGTTTTTATCCATTTACCTGAAGCGGCGAGTTTTTTGTAGCATTACAAACGAATTAAATTGTTGCGCATCAGCAATGGCAAAGTGTAAACTAGGAACAGAACCCGTGGATTGGGTGATCCAGAAAAAAGATGTCGAGGAAGTGTACAAGACGCTTCTGGCCGAGACCGAGTCCAGCGGCGAGTTCAAGTTCTACCCCAACGGGGCTAGCAAGATGTCCGCCAAGGCCATTGGCACTGACGACATCGTCAAAGGCGAGAGCGACTCCGTAATGACACCGATGGGGATCGCCACGTACCACACCCATCCTTACGATTGCTATACCCAGGAGCAGGTGATATGGGGCTGGCCGAGCGGGGAGGACATAAGCCAGGTGCTGATGTGGGCCCTGAGCGGAAACCTCATCCACGTCGTTTTTGCTGTAGAGGGTCCTTACGTACTGGAGGTGAACCCGTGCTGCGTGGTATTCATGAAAGGCCTCAGCAACCGCTTGAGGGGTGCATTTATTCACTGGATCATGCGAATCGGACAGTCGACACACGATCTCAGGTCCCACGACGTGAACCAAGGCCTCGTGGACTCGGGACAGCATATTTCCCCGCGGGATTGGATCCAGTTTGTCAACGGACTGGCCATCAACAACAACAATGCAACCTGCGGGCTCATTTCCTGCAACGATGTCGCCGAGTTTGGAAGGAAAAAGTTAGTGTACACAAAGATTGAAACTTACCTCAAGAAGTTTGACAAAACGGTGGAGTTCTACCCCATTACGCAGTCCGGCGAGTACGCAGGCCCTCCCGTGAAGATGAAACCGGACGCCTTCGCCAAGGAGGTCGCGCAGATTCGCCAAAAGAAGCACAATTTTGTGTGTGGGAACAAGAGGTCGGGGTCGCAGGACAAAAAGTGGGGGACGGGTCGGATTTTCAACTGCCGCCTCGAGGCCACCGGCACCTTGAAACGGTACCTGGCGCGGATGAAGAAGCTGCGGAAAGCCCCGGAGAAAAAGGCGCTCATGAAAACCTACTACGACAATTTGGCAAAAAAAGAGCATGTCGAACCGCCGGCTCTCTTACGGGTGGCCAGATTCCCCGCCATGTCGGGGGGTTGCAAAGAAAACAGTGTTGTGAAGTATAGGGAGAGTACCTACGAGTTCAAGGCAAGTAAGTAAACTTGCGCTTCGAAACCACTTAAGCATCCGGCGCTATATATATATAGGAATAGAACCAAAATTAGAATTTTCATACATGTGTACGGAGGACTTTAGGCATTTAGCGGTGGCCACGGAGGCTTTGTGGGCTAAGCACGTCGAGTGCATGCGGTCCGGGAACTGCGAGTTCTACGGGTTCCCTTGTGTGACCTGTTCTCACTACGTATTTCAGGGGAAAATACCGCCGCTTTTGGCTAATAACGATTTAGCCAAAAGCGATTTTAGAAGAGGTATCAAAGAAAACCACACAGCCACCGATGAACTCTAGTGATGGCGTTTGCCAGAAATCGGATAAACAGCGACACGGCGAGTGCAACTGCAAAGGCTGCGTCGTGCGCAAGTTCCACGGTGCTGTGGGCAGGAACGACGAGCTGTGCGTAACACTAGCCATCTCAAGGAACCCGGGCCTCGTCGACGCCCCAAACAACGGAGGGCCCGCGCACCACCACAACGAGACCCCGATATTCAGGGCGATACGGATGGACCGCGTGAAGATGGTTGAGCTTCTGGTGTCGAACGGTGTCGACCTGGAGACGCCGTACAAGGGTCTGAGCCCCGTTCATGCCGCGATTACGGCGTCTGAGGGTATATTCGGGAACCGGTGCCGTCCCATCGGCGACGGAGTGACCAAAGCGCTACTGGCGCGGTGCGACCTGACATCGGTCCCCCAAGATGGAAACGGGTATGCGTACCTCTTCGGCAACGGGGGAGGGACGATTTACCACAGCTTGGCACTCGCCGAAAACTGCCGCTGCGACTGGGACTACGCCGAGGTTTTTGGTATTATAGCGGCGCGGAAGGGGCGCGGCGACCCCGTCCCGGACCCCAACACACCCAACGCAAAGGACATATCGCCGCTCGTCATGGCATTGTACATCAACAAGCCCGACAGCTTTGTGAGCCTCCTGGTGGAACACGGTGCGAGCATATTCCCGAGCGACTTTGAAACCGAGTGCCTGTCCGAAGTGAGGAAGTGGAGCTCGGCCTACGGCAGACTACAGCGTCTGCAGCAAAAGGCACAAGTACACTGCGCCTCGTTGGTGCGCAACTTCGGGGAATCGCCTTCGGAAATCTACCTAGGGAGGTTACCGGACGAGATTTGGAGAGAGGTGGTCGGTTACGTGTAGAGCGGACTTGAGCCATACATTATTCTAAGCCCTACCCGACGAAACAGCGGTGTCTGCGGTGGGCGGGGTAAAATTATTGCCCGGTGTAATTAATTGAGCTTGTCCCACGTGACCGAGTACTCGAAGGCCCTCATTTGCTCCATGTCCTTGCCCGGTTGGTAGATCACCACGTTGCACGCCTTGTGCCCGAAATTGATGAGCATCCCCGTCCACGCGTCTCCGGCTTCGCGGAGGTAGCGCTTGAGCTGGAAATAGGCCTCGTCCTTCAGCTTGGCGATGGCCTTGAGCTCCAGTATCGTCTTGATGCCAACTTTCTCGTCGTCGATCGTCAGATCCGTGCGGCTGCTCAAGTTGCTATCAAGCTGGAATACACGACCCGACGTATGTTTGTAGTGCACCGCACACACGTTTTCACGGGACAGGCTGTTCGGGCTGTACTTGGACTCGAGTTCCTTTTGAAGCCCCACCTGGTAGTGCTCCTCTCGGGAATACGGGCCTATCTCACAGTAAACATACTTGACGCTGTCGAATACAGCCCGAGCGTGCTTCAACTGCGGTTTGAAGCGCCAGTACCACACCCGGGCAATATGCCCCCGCATCACCGCTTGGCATAGCACAGGCGACGGGCCCTCGGGCGCGCTCGGGTCTTCGGTAGGCTCGGTCACGGGTTCAGTTCCAGTCTGGGCGATGTAGCACTTCTTCATGGCGTCGAGAGCAGCCGCCTTGTCGTTTCCGGGCTCTCGTCCATCCTGAGTCAGCACGAGATTTAGAATTGACTTGGGACACGCGTTCCAAGCGGTTTCGGGGACGTCGGTGATATTCATTGTGTTTTGTTGTGTTTGTTAAAATTATAAACTGCTTCCTCTCTAAAATATATTCGCGGACCCCTCCTACGCCCAGATGCAAACGATGTTTCTGCCTTTGAAAGATTCTATTTTTATTATTATTGAAGACGGGGGGCGTGTTTTATATGTTTAATCTAAGAACCGCCCCACTGCAGAAAGGATGTTGTCATATAACTTGGGCACTTCCTGACCAAGTATCAGCAGGCGGGAGGCTCGGAGAACCTTGTCCTGCATGGACTTCCTGGCCAGGATACGGCGGACCTCATCCTCTGTGTACGATTTCCCGTCCATGTACCACGCCGATGACACGGTACCATCGCTGTTCCATTCGCACGTTGCAGGTCCGTCCGTGCGATGGTACCCCCCGCCTACCAACCACGACTCTGCTAACTTGGTACCATCATCGTTCCAGTCGGTTTTTGCAGGTCCGTCGGTGC